CGAATTAGGCTTACGACACACCACAAGTATCAAATTATTGAAACTACTTGCTAAACATTAATATTTTAAAACTCTAATATGTAAAGATTGGGCCTTTCTAAGCTATAATAAACAACAGGCTTCAACTCCAAACATTTTCACAAAGTCAGAATATCAAAGAAAATTTCACAATTAACTATTATCCAATTTTCAAAATAATAAGTTCTAGTTTAAACTAAACTAGCAAATAAGATGTACTAATTAAAATACGCTCGCAAGATTTTAACCTCACATGTGCTTAATTTTAAAGAGTCCATAAGACAGTGTGAGACACACTATCATCAGCTGTACCGCAGCGGGTAATAGTACCAGCAACAGGTAAAACAAGATGGAAGAATGAAAAATCATCTCCAGCAGCTTTAAACATTGTACGTTGTGCTTGAGTATCCGCATAAATTTGTCGAGACAAATTTTGTGTAACACCATGAGCACAATCAAATAAAATTGGTGAATAATAAGGAACTTCAACATCAATTGTATTTCTTTCTGCACTAGTCAATGCTAAACCATGGAAACAAACAGCATTACTACCTCCAAGAGTTTGACAAGCAGCTGGAAAACCTGTTTCACTTTTGAGAACAAGATACTTGAAGCGCACACTACCACGCCAAAAGCGATAAAATTGAGCCCAAAAATCAAGACCAGTAAAAGTAACACCAGCACCATAACTTTTCATCAGATATGTATTTGATGCACCAGCAACTCCAGCAACGATATGTGGAGTAAACATATGACAATAAGTACGTATTGTATCTATTTCTTCACCAAATATAATTCCAACAGGATTATATGCAGTAACCCCTTCATGAATTGGAGGAAATTCCTTCATAAAATCAAAACGAGGATTTGAAGTTGCAGTATACTTACAATCTGTAATTGCATGGCCACGGAAATCGGGTCCTCCTGCTTTATACGTTGCAATATACATATTAACTGTTGCAGCATTATTCTCTTGAGACCAAGATAAAATTTGCGCGTACAAATTAAAAATAATATTAGTATAAATGCCAGGATTAGTAGATTGAGCAAAGCCAGGATAACAGTAAGGAACCATTAAATCAACTTCAACATCTCCTTGAATTTCAATTTCTCGGTGCCAACAAGCTTGCCAATCAGCATCGGCATATTCTGCAAGAAAAACAACCATTCGGATTGATTGATATAAAGATGCAGTAATATAAAGTTTAAACTTGTGAGATCCACTAAAGAAACCATGTGTAAACTTATAATAATCAACAAATCCCATGTTAGTATCCATGCCAAGAGTAGCAAGCTGAAAGTTTGAAGAACCAGCAATCCAAACACTGGTAGTGACCAAAGTAGGAGTATTCGTGAAAGCAACAACAGACATTTCATCACCAGTTGTACTGTTTAAAGGTAAACTAGTAACACGATTGTCAACTTTATGTCCCAAAGTCGGACAATTAGAAATACCATCACCTTGGTTTAAAAAATAATTTTGATCACTTGTAACAATGCTTGTTCCATCAAGAGTTCGCGGTTTACTTAAACCTAAAACTCGCGCCATACCAGCAGCAGCAGATGTACCTGAACGCATCATAGACGCATAACGACCTATTAAAGGAACTCTTTCAATATAGCCGAGTACATCAGAAGCAGAATCTAATACTGAAGAAACACTATTACTTTGAGCTTTCTTTTGTGCTTCTTTCAAAACACCGCTGGTAGCTTCAAAAGAATCAATCATCATTCCAAGACATTGAGTACAAATTCCTGAACCAAATGGATCATCACAAATACAATCAAATACATCATTGTCGAGATGAGTTTCAATATTACCAGATGGTTGACCTTGAGAGTCAAAACCAACATTAGTTTGATCCAACGTAATTACACCACTATAAACTGGTGAAGACGTTTCATCATTACCAAATAAACCCAAACGAAATGAACTAGTTGGGTGATTTTCTAGTTGATTAACCATTTGTTCAGCTAGTAAACGAGCAAGTTCATGAATTGGTAACTGGTCAAAATTGGCAATATCAGTTAAACAAAGTCGAAACATTTCATCATCTGAATTTGGAACAGAATCTTTTGGAGTTTCCTTAACAGGATTCTTCAAAGGACCACTTGTAGCTTCCCAACCTTCTCGGCGGTAAATAGAATTTGTATTGATATCAGTTGGCATAAAAACACGAGCATTTTTAAAACCAGCAAATATTGAAATTTGTCCTTGTTGGACTGTACCATCAAAGCTAGTTAAGGGATGTAAAACATAAATCAAAACCCGATACATTTCAGATGCTTGATAATTTCGTAAATCAATTCCTCTATTGTGATGAATAAAAGGAAGAGTAATACGAGTAACGGCATTTGTTGTAGCGGAAATTAACCAATGATTTGACCCAGAAGCTTCATAAACACCAGCAAAATTTGGTACATTAATAGTAGCACCTTGTTGGTCAATATATGATGAAAGTGGAATTGCAGCAACCATAATCTTACCATGAGTAGTGCGTGGACAACTCATTTTAATATCAAGTTCCAAACCGGCTTGTAACATACGAAAATCATTGATCTTATCAGCAATATAAACATTGTTAATAATATCATGAGGGGCATTAATCGTAGATAAAACAGTTCCAGTTCCGGAGGCAGTACCCCAAGTAACAGTTCCAATAAGAAACTTCCGATCTAAAGTATTGTCAAAAGTATAGCTATCCATATTTAATTCTTGATGAACACTTGCAATTGTAGGAGCCAAAGGAGCTTGAACAGACATTTCACCTAAATCAGCAAATTGACCGATATCGGAAATTTGTTGAACATTTGCTTCTTTTGTGTGGCGATCAGCAGCAGAAGTTTCACTATGGTCAACTTCTTTAACTGCAGTAGTCATACTAACAGAAGTTGCTTCACAATTAAGTGATAGATAACCATAAATCAGAAGCATGAAAATAGTAATCAAAAAATTAGCTAGTGAAAATTTAACTAATATTTCAGGTCGTACCGCTTTTGTTGGTTTCAATAGAGCAGCACAGGTCGCTTCACAATCAAAAGACAAATGACCACGATCATCAACAACTGAAAGTTGTTCTTTAGTAACAACATCACCGTAAAAACGACGGTGTACATAACTTTCATAAGACATGAATTTTGATGAAATAGCAGGATAAAGATGAGGTAATCTGTCTTTAATAGCAGCAAGATAATCTTTTTTGCCTTGATTAAACACGTCGCGTCCATGGTGGGAAAGTTCATTTGCATAACTATCAGCAACAGACATGACAACAAGATCGTGATCAGCATCACCTTTAGTATAATAAGTCATATGTTGAACTGTTCTAATATCAAGCGGAGCATGATACATAGAATCACGCATGACAAATGATCTACTAATGAAATTCATAGTAGCCATAGTATCAGGTTCATAAACTTCTTGTTTGCTAGAATGAGTGATTACCATACCAAAACGGCGCAAAACATTCGGAGCAATATCAGGTACATCATAACCAGGAATGCAAACAGTAGTTCCATTATCATCACCATATGTTTTAAAAACAAATTGACTTTCATTTAAGTGCAAATCATCAGTTAAAACTGTATGCAAACTAACACCAGTTACAAGTGAATCAAGTTCAGCAGTAAAAGAAAAACCAGAAGGAATACCATATGTTGAATATTTTTGATCATAAACAACATGTGTAGGATGAATAACGTAATCCATAAGAAGTTTACGGATTTCCTGAAATTCATCATTATACCACCAATTAACGTGTTCTAAAACAGTCAATACCAATTCCGGACAAACATTTGCATCAAAATTCTTATGATCACAGGAAATAACTGATCCACCTTTTGCTTTTTCATTCAAATAATGAAACAATTTTGTCCAATCATGTGAATGAACATTAATACCAACAGCAACAAATTGTTCATTATGTAAACTACGAATATAAGCAAAGTATGCTCCAAAAAACATACGAAAAATTGTATGCAAATAAACATCGGTACCAGAAAAAATTCTAGTCTTACCTAAATCTACTCTTTCTTGATCACGAGTCTCATCTTTTAACATATCATTAAAATAAAAAATAGGAGAAATACCTTGAGCTAATTGATCAATATATTCTTCTGTTTGCCATCGAAAATTTGGTCGTGCATTATACACACCATTTTCCAACACAAGAAACTCAGATTTTCCTTTTCGAGGATTTAAACAATGAGGATATCCAGGAGAAGTATGATAAGTCATAGGTCTCATTTGTATTTCAGGAACACCTTGAACTGCTTGATCAATGTCATAAACAATGTTTGCACCTTCTTTACGAGGGTAACAATCTTTAAGATAATTTCGAGTTCGTGGTGGAACGGGAATAGCAACAAACGCTTCTTGTTTATATTTCATTAAAGCATTATACATAGGGTCAATACGCTCACCATCTGCATTAAGAAACGGACGGAGACGAGCAGGACGTAATAAAACAGGTCCAAAACAACCATGTAATTCAGTTGCACGTAAGTTAGAACGCATTGGAGGGTAAAAAGGTTTACCATCTAACGGAATAGACTTTAATGGAAAATTCTCCAAAGGACCACTAGTACTTTCACAACCAAATTGTCCAATTAAATCATCAACAACATCTTTATAAAGAGCAATGGCAAAGCCACAACCATCAGGTTTCTTTTCCTTACAAACATGCATACCAAAAATAATTGGACGTCCTTGATCACCTTTCAAAGTAATAATTCCACCAGAATCACCATGCTGAATAAATGTTTGATATCCAATTGGAAAATCAACAATAAAATGCACATCAGCTTGATCGTAATTAACAGGAGTACAATGACTACTACGATTTACAGAACGAACATTGGGTTGTAGTTCATTTGTAAGAGTAATTAACTTCATTGGAGTACCGGCCATAACAATTTTAGCTTGTTCAATTGGCCATAAATATGGATAAGCAGCTTTTGGTAGATTTGAATTTTTCACTTCCATTATACAATAATCTTCCTGATTTAATTGTAACATTTGAGGAAAACCAAATAAAGTATGTGATCCATTTGACCAACGTATTTTAATTTGGACTTCATCAAAAGTTAAAAAACCAAAAACAGTGTGGGCAGGAAGTTGAAAAAAACCATCTTTAAGGTGTAAACCTTGACAACTTTCACCTTTAAGATATTCAGTTCCCTTCCAAGCAGAGAATTCAAATACAACAACACACTTTGACAAATTATTCAAAATACTTTGAGAATAACTATCATCAGAGCCAGTTGCTTCGTATTTTTTAACACCAGAAGGAATTGGACCGGAAGTAGCAGCATACATCTTTCTACCTTGAGTAGTGGCACGTTTGTAACTTCGCATAGCTTTTCGACCCATTTTTCCTTCACGATCAAAATAATCTTTTGAATCTTGAGCTAAACCACTTGCATGGCATTGTTCACGAACAGGAGTATCTTGACGGTAAAAATAGTGAGAAAACACAATAGCACTAGTAATTGTAGTAACAATAAAAAAAGCACGTATGTAATTTTGCATATGTTTTGGACTAAAAAATGATTTAACACGAGTGTTCATTTTGTCAAACTCAGCATTAAAACAATTGAAGTAAATCTGAGCAAATTGAACAATCAGGTCTTCAGGAGGCAAAACATTTGGTTTAGCAACTAATTCAGGCTTAGCAGAAGCTTCAACATGAATCTTATAATCACCAATAAACACATCTTCAGCTTCATCTAAAATATCAAAAGCAGGATCAACAACGGCAGGTTTTTCAACTATAACAGGGTCAATTAAAACTTCTGCTAAAGGATAATATTGAGGAAACAATTTTTTACATCTTTCCTCAGAATAACTGTTGTCAACAATCATAGCTTTTTGAACAGCACGAGATTGAGCAATATGTTCAATTATTTCAGACGCACGATACTTTTGACCAACTTTGATAGTCTTAAGATAAATGCTTTGTTCCAATGTATATTCTAAATCTTCCACATTAGTACCGATAACAAAAGGATCATCACGACGATACACTAAGTGAAATCGTTGAGTCATTCCAGTAGGAGCTGTCAAAGGAACATTCCAAAGAACATCTTTAAACGCACACTGAGTACGTTTATCACAAGCATGGTTACTAGTAATCCAAACACATTCAGATGTAAACATCGTATTACCTTTGGATTCAATCTTCGCCATAGGTAAAACATACAAAGAAGAATTAACGGCATTCATAATAAAACCAGCTTCATGACCTCGTTTTTCTTCTTCAGTTGAAGCAAGAAATTCATCGAGATGAAAATGTCTTTGTCCGGCATAACCTTCAAAAAAACCATCTGAGGTTCCAGTCATAGAATACATTTTATGAATATCCATACGTTCACGATAGTTACGTAATTCATGATCAAGAGTGAAATATTTAATAGTCTCAGTCTTTCCACTTCGAGGCATACCGCGAAGCATAACACAATGAGGAGTTAAACGTTCACCAGTTTTCCCATCATAAGGAGAGCAAGTCATATACATTTCTTCTAAATGAGAACAAACATTGCGGTAATAATTAGACAACCATGTAGACATCGATTGCATACGAGGATTGAGATTCAAAGCTTTCATCTTATAATACATATCAATTACGGCTCGTACCAATTTTGAATCATTAATAAGAGTGGTCTTATCTTTCATATGTAATGCAGTAAAATTCATAATCTCTAACAATTCAGAACTGTAAGCTTGATGTAAAGGATCAAACGGATCATAGTTAAACATATAACGAGAAATAACGGAAATGACTTTTGCAATATTATTAAGAGCAGATGACCATTCCATTTTATGATAATTACAATATTGAAATTGTGAATTAGCATGGCGAAGATCAAATGCAGTCATATATGGAAAACCCATAGAGGTTAAAAATGCACCAAGAGTAGCAAGAATATCAAATACAAATGAAAAACCAGTAGCGACAACCTCATTGACTTCATTAAAATCAGCAAGAATCGGATCAAGTGAATAACCTTCCTCATGTGCTTTAACTAACAAAGCATATTGGTCAGAAGTTACATTATATTGTTTACCGGTAGGTAAATGAACATAAACAACTTTAACATTCTCTTTCTTTTGTAAAAAAGAGAAATCAAGCGACATAAAAGCAGCCTTAACTGCTTCAGGTCGAGATGCTAGAAAATAACTAGCATGAGTCGCAGCAACATTTAAATCACCAACATAAGTAAAGTAAATAAAATAGATAACTGCCATAAGTTCCATAAACATAATTTTAACATCAGAAGGAAATCCATTTTTGGAATGGACACATTCGCGAACAGCAGCAGAAACAAATGATCGAATAAATGATATGTGTCTAAATCGAAAAATTAAATTATGGAGAAAAATACCGACACATAAAAAAGGATAACCAATTTTACGAAATACCCATGAAAAACGATTAGGTAATCCATGAATATATTTAACAGTAGGAGGGGTTGATTTGGACCAAGGAAGATCTAACCAACCAGTTGCTTCGTAACGAACGACAGTAGCAACAGGAATAGAAGGAGTAAGATACTCCTTCTCTTCGGCAAATCTTGAAACTAAAAAACTAGTAACAGAAATGCAAAATAACAAAAATACACAGATAGTAAAAACAAAAGTATTAACTAAATAATGTAAAATTGTTTTAATGTAAGATATAGGTTCGTCAAGAAAACGATTAAACCATAGCAAACAAAAGGTAAATGTTCTAGACAAATTAGGAACATTCAAATACAAGGGATCGAGGGTTGATTTCTCTTGTAGATCAATATAAGATTTAACTATTAACATTAAAGTAAGCACAGTAAATCCAGATAGGATATATTGCTTAAAATTCCAAGAGCACATAAAAGATTGAGAAATCTTAAAAGGTTCGGAATTAGGTGAGAGTTGAAAAGGGCCAGCCCATTTCTCATCCCAAATGAG